CGCTTGCACTCGGGGTCACTATTCATTTGACCGCCGAGCCGCACATCCGCCGAGCGATACACGGAAAGTGATCTGCTAGAGTCCTCTGCGTGGAGGAAAAATCGCTAATCCAACCCGGCCACTTTGGTGTCGGCCCTGAAAACATTGTGATCCTTGAGGATTTTGTTGAACTTGAGGATCTAAAAACGCTCCAAGCGTTCTTTCCCACGATTACCGAGTGGGAAAATCCTCGTGGCGACGAGTTTAACGAGGACGGAGAATGTATTTACGACGCCTCGTATTGGTGGGACCGGATGTGCAGCGGCGACATTCTCCTCAGAACCGCACCCGACATCCATGCGCTTATTGATAAATACATCAAAAAGATGCAATCAGTGCTAGAAGAAAAATTCAATGTTGGCCTTTATCAGAGGCCGCCGGTTTTGATTCGCTGGCTTCCCGGCAACGAACAGCTCCCACACGCCGACAAACAGTTGAACGACGGAACACCAAACCCGTTCCCCACCTACGACATCAACTCCATCATCTACTGGAATGACGAATTTGAAGGCGGACAGTTCTACTACCCCGAATACGACATTGAACTAGAGATCAGACCCGGACTGGCTGTTGCTCATCCCGGTGATGTCCACTATCTTCACGGAGTAAAGAAAATCATTAGCGGCGAACGGTGGACCACGCCGTCGTTCTACACCATCACAGAATTGAGGTAACAATGCGTGTAGCAGGAACTCTCGGAGTCCCCACCGACGGAATCATCTTGTACAAAGACGTCTGGCCGAAAGACTCAGACTTTGTCGGTCGCCTTGAGCGTGGCCTCGCCGGCAGCACCAACGAGTACTACTCATGGAAGCAAGCGATGGTCGGCGACAACGACATTATGAAGGACTATCGAGACTGTTTTGACTTCAAACTCCGGCAGGCCGACATGCCTGTACCTGCTGAATTTGCGGATCTTGGTGCCGTGTACGAGGAAGTGATCGCCGGTGTCCGAGAATGTGTCCACCACTACTCAAGCATCTACAACCTTTCACTCCAGTACGAGGAAGCCACAAACTTCGTCAAATACGGGGAAGGTCAACACTTTGCTGTCCACCCCGACTCGGGCTTTTCCTACTCTTGCGCCGTTTCCGCAATCGGCTACATCAACGACGATTACGAGGGTGGCGAGTACATGATGCCGTACAAGAACTTGAAGTTCATTCCCGAGTTCGGTGACGTCATCATCCACCCGAGCGACTTCATTTACGCCCACGCCTCACTGCCCGTGAAGTCGGGCATCAAGTATTCGGCAGTCACTATGTACGACTACAACGACCGCAACCATCACGATCATGCTGGGCCGTACCAGCAGTCCACGTCACCGGTCGGCCTGCCGTCTGCTTCAGGTCAGACGATGGCACTCACCTGAGATGGAAGTAACGCTCGTCAGGAGTCATCAGAACCCGCCAGAGATCCGCCAGTCCACGGTGCGCCGCGACTGGATGGATGACACGTACAAAAAGCACGCCTACAAATGCTTGCCTCTAACTGAGGCAAACGTGAACGGCTGGGAAATGGTGCTCCAACAAGATGTTGTCATTGAATGGGACGGCGGGATGACGGTCCCACGTGTCCTTTCTGGCGAGACCATGGATTTTGAAATCAACGGTCAGAGCTACACTCGGCCGATCGTTGTTCCATCAATTGTTGGCATCATGTCGTTTGCGGTCGGATGGACGTTCCATACTCCTCCCGGAATCGCCACATGGATATCCGGTTCACCCAACCTGTTCGTGGACGGAGCAGTTCCTTTAACTGCCCATATTCCATCGGACTGGTGGCCCGACGAGTTCAACATGAATTGGAAGATCACGAAGATCGGGAAGCCCGTGACTTTCCCAGCAGGGTCACCGTTCATGTTTTTCCAGTTCTACGACACCAATCTGATGCCCAGCGTTGAGTTCAACGTAAAAAACATGTGGGACGAAGATCAGAACGAGATCAATGATGCGCGTCAACGCTACAGCGACGCAAAAATGAATAAACTGCGTGAGCAACCTTGGACATGGATGGGTGGCATACGCACCGGTCTGGATGCTGACGGAAACAGAATCGGGCCTGCTTTTGACGGGCACGTCAAACTTGAGGAGCCTCAATAATGGAGGGTGGAATCGCAGCAGGGCTACGACTAGGCGATCTTGGTTTCAAGATTCGTGGCGTCACGGTCAAGCAGGTTCTCCAAGAACCTGAATACTTCAAGGAAATCTTGAAGCGCAACAAGGTGATCGGTTTCAAGGGAATGGATCCGACGCCTCAAGAGCATCTGATGTTGATGGAAGCGCTGTACTACGGCGAACTGGGAACGGACATGCCCAATGGCGAACCCGGAATGCTTGAGGATCAGCACCACGCTTCAATTCCGAACGTTGAAGAACGAGACAATGTTGAGCACTTCATCAAGACTGCTTGGCATGTAGACAACCCGTTTCTTGAAAAACCTCCGGTACTCACGTCAATGAAAATGATCAAGTTTGATGTGGATCCCGGCTACGGCGACACGCTTTTCTTGTCGTTGACCGACTTGTACCGCCAACTGCCGGATCATCTCAAAGATCGACTTCAAACGGCACGACTGCTGGGTACTACCGGCAACACTGAGCCAGGAGAGGAAGAAGGCCGCGAAGTCATCTCTCACCCAGCTCTCCGAACACATCCGGATACCGGTGAAACAATGTTGTACTGGACCGGGCCTTCCACGATGCTGGAAACTGATCAAGATCCACCCCCAATGTGGTTTCAAGAGGTCCGTGAATTTGTCACCCATTACGCCGCCAACAAACAAAATCGATGGTCATGGCAGTGGGAGGTGGGGGACGTTCTGGTTTGGGACAACCGTGCCGTTCTCCACGGTTTTGTTCCCGGCTGGGATCGCGCAGATCGTCGCTTTGATCGTTTCCAAATCGGCGACGAAGTACCGTTCTATGATCCGAATCAAGAAGATTCTCGGAACCCCAACTTCGGCGACACAATCCGGTACGAAGGTGTGGAGAAAGATTCCACATCAGGGCCTAACCCTGATCACATACCCCTTGTTTTCACCAAAGGCTTTTATGCCTTAGAGGAAGTGGAGCATCTTTATCAGCAGGTGACGCTGTTCGTGATGGCCGACGAAAATGGCGAATGGAGAGAAGACGTCAATAAGCTGGCTGCGGAAGTCGGGTCCGACCTGTTCAACGTCTACATCGTTGAGCAGGATCCTTCCAACGCAGTTTTCCGGAACTTGATGCGCTACAAAAATGCGTACCTTTCGGAGTATCCAATTGCGGGAACAATGTATCTCTGCTCAAGAAATGGTGACTTCCACTGTTTCTGGGAACCAGACTTTGACTTGTTCCAATACGACAACGAGGACTGCACCCGCAACGCAATCCCGCACATCAAGGGCTACATCAACTGGCATCCAGATATGCGTCACGCCGGTCACGCATGGCATTACCCCGACTGGTTCCCACATCAGCCCCTTCAGTTCCGCCCGTGGGCGTATCAGAACCTGTCGTTCATGCAGTACATCAACTGGGGGCAAGACGACCCACCGGAAGATTTCTTGGTGCAGTTCGCCATTGACACGATCTACGGTTGCTTCAACCACCTAAAGGACAACGATGATCGCCGTCGAGTGATTGAACGCATCCACGACTACATTGACTACATGCTGGAGCTGAACGAGCATGAAAAAGAACGGTAACCATCTCGGCGGTGGAGTAGTCCTCTACGAAAACGCATTTGAACTTGACTGGGACTGGATGCGTTCCTACTGCAAGGACACACTTCAAAAAGAACGCGACACAATGTATGAGCCGGGGGTTGATCCCATTACCGGCGAAGAAGGTTACATCAATAGAAGCAAATACTTCTTCTCCAAACGTTCACTTGATGAAATGCCGTGGCGTGGGAGTTTCGTTCATCAGGACAGCCGACAAGAAGTCATTGACACCCTCAACTACATTGAGGAGCAACGTGATGCCTGCCTGTTGGACTATCTTGAAAAATTTCCGATCGCCGGCAAGTGCATCTGGTGGAAAATCAAAAGCCACATCGTTGCGTATCCGGTCGGTGGGTTCCTTGGAATGCACGCCGACGTCAGCACTGATTACGAATATGGCAAACCACATCCCAGAGATCAACTCGCTACGCGGAACAGTGTCTCCGTGGTCGCCTACTTGAACGATCGAGTTGAAACAGAAGACGAACTTGATGGCACCAACTTCACGGGTGGCGCACATCATTTCCAGTATCTTGACATCACCCACAAGGACATCAAGAAAGGCGACATTCTTTTCTTTCCGTCCAACTACATGGCGGCGCACGAAGTGCAACCCGTCACTGGTGGCTGGCGCTACTCGTACCTCGGGTGGTATTGTCAGGGAACACCCAATCCGGCAGTAAGCGAAAACGTGGTTGACCCCAAAGAAAACCCTGCGCTCGCTTCAATCTCAACGAATGTGTACATGGAAGATGGATACTCAATTCTCCCCCCAGTCGGCTAAGGTCGGCATCCTTCACCCCGGCAAGATGGGCGGCACGATCGCCCGTGGCCTGCACGGCAGCGGAAACATCCCTTATTGGGCTTCTGAGGGGCGCAGTAGCGTCACTGTGGCCCGAGCAGAGGAATTCCATATGATTGACCTCAAGACAATTGAGGCGGTCTTTGACCAGTGTGACGTGATCTTTTGCATTGTCAACGGCGGTTCCTGCGTTGACTACGCCGAAATGGCTCGAGATCGCAAGTGGGAAGGCATCTACGTTGA